CAACGCTGGATTTGTCATGCGACGCAGGTTTGAGAGTGCTTACCATTACGACATTAGACCTTCTGATTTCAAATGAAAACGATGCGCGGCAATATCAACCACCTAAAGGCACAATGACCGAACACCAAGAGCAAGTCATGTTTTTTAAGATCGTAGAGATCCGCGCACGCAATGACAAGCGATTGCAAAACGTATTCGCTATACCAAACGCGGCGAAGCGAACGCCCAGACAAGGGCGGTGGATGACTGATGAAGGATTAAAAGCGGGAGTGCCGGATATATTTGCGGCCATTCCTGTCGGGAAACATCACGGCCTGTTCTTGGAGATGAAGCGGGTGAAGCCGAAAGGTCGGCTCACGCCCAACCAGAAGGATTGGCTGGAACGGCTGTCTGCGGCGGGGTATGATTGCGCCGTTGCTTATGGTTGTGACCACGCCATTGCATTACTAAACGAATACTTAATAGGAGAAACGAAATGAACAAGTACGCAATACGTTTTATTTTCTGGACGCGAGAAAACAAAGAGGGGCGCGAGATCCGAATGGTGAGTGGCGACGATTGGAACGAGGCCATCCACGCGCTGAAGAAAGAGCTCGCAAAAGACGAGCATATATACTGGGAATGGTCGGTAACGGAAGTTTTCGAGGAATCAATAGACTGGTCGCCATTATGAACAAGCACAAAATACATACCGCCAAAACGGAAACGACCTACATCTGGGCCGAGTCCGCATCTGCACTATTCTTCTTACTTGCTGAGTTGATTGCAGATATTGAGAATGACCCTGACCGTTATCACATCCTCGAAGACCTTGTAATCGGTGATTACGAAGACGCATTACCCCGAAAAATGGGCGACAAATGGTATCCGATGGCTCCGGCTGTCGCCGAAATGTTGGGTCATGGAATATCATATACGATATGAAAAAGAAGGGCAAACGAGCGAAGCGGTACGCCGCCTACCAGTATTCGGTAAAGCTTTACACGCAGGTATCCAAAACTCACATGGGGCCACGCCCTGCTGGGTATACGTGCAATCACATCATCCCCGTTTCGCGGGGCTTCGCGCTGGATATTGACCCGGCTATCATTGGATCAAAGCTGAACCTAGAGTTTGTGCCGTATCAAGAAAACATCCAACAGGGTTCGCGGATAACTGCCGATTCGATTCGCGTGATGCGGGCATCTGGGCTGAATGATCTGGCCGATATTTACGAGGCAAAAATACGATGATTGATCTGAAATACATTAAGCAACTACGCCTTCAACATGGGTGGTCGCAGTATTATGTATCGCGGAAGTTGGAAGTGCATAAAGACACTTTTTGCCGATACGAGAAGGGCAAACTTACGCCGAGTCTGCGCGTCCTAATGAAAATTTCATTGCTGTACGGGGTACGTATTGACAACCTGTTGATGTGGGATGAAGCATGAAATTACATTGGACAGAACAAAGCCTTGCTCCTGATGAGCCGCGCACGACAAACGAACAACGAAGTCTTGTTGCGGCTTTGAAGCGGTGGGTGATCTTAAAAATAAAAAAGATAAATGATAAGCGATATTGACAAAAGACTACCACATTTCTTGGCGGTAGTTGACAAACTCGAAGACAGGTTCGACATCTCTGCCCGTGAGTGGGTGGACATCATGATGTACATATACACCAAACACGCCCTGCGGAAGCGGGGATCTGATGCAAAAACGCTACATCATCTCGATGTTACGTTGCGAATAATGCAAGAGATCGGAAAGACGCGGGGCATATTTGTATCAGAAGGTCAGGCAAATACGCCGACCAAGTAGAAATGCGCGGGAGAACACTAGGAATTGACCGTAGGCAACGCCAATACATTTCCGCATCAGTATATAAAAAAACTGTTTGCGTTCGTCTACGGCAATCCTGTGGCCTCTGGGGGGTATATGTAACGCATCAAACGGTTTGAGTAGCTGATATAAACATCTCTTGCGCTCTGGCTCGTTTGTCCACCTGAAATTTGAGCCAATAACCGCCTAGCGGTTTTGGTGGTGCGCCGCGTTCAATGTGCCAACCTTCTGCACCATCGCCATATTCTTCCTTGTAAGCCGATGTACAGATGTGCTTTTGTGTCTTGTGGTATACGCGCCCCTGAGAGGTAACGCTTTCCTGCATCAGATTCATTTCCCACAACTCGTGAATGTGACCCTTGTGTACAATATCAGCATCAGGATAAATTGCTGCTTGCCGAACATTCGTCAGCGTACCTTTTGTCATGATTCCACCTCCACTGCCATGAAAATACTTCATTCGTTTTGTCATCATTTCCTTTGGATTTTTTGGGTTCACAAATCGAAAGAAAAGCCAGCCGCCATACCCACCTAAAAACGCTTTTGCACCGTGTTCTTGGTTCAGCGTGGAAACAAATGACCTAAGCACATCCGTCTCATTGTGCTTTATGATTGCCGTTTCGTGATTTCCGTAACCGAAACCCGCTAATACAGGAGCGTATTCCGCTAACTCTTCAGCCGCTGATCTTGGAACCGCGTCAAAATAATCAGCAACCATGTGTTCTGGCCTAACATCGCCTTTGCTACCCCGTCGGTCTTTCTTGCCCTGCATGACACAAAAAGCGTCACCGTTGCAAAATACGGGAGCCTTTTTTTCTAAGGCTTGGTCGAGGTGTTTCCTTAATAATGTTCGGTTGCATTTTGGGTGGTCATAATGCCAATCTGAAGTCAGAAGTGCATCAAATTCAAACCCCGGCCTTCTCCAATCTGCTAAAACAGTTATTACGTGTACATTCCTGCTTAACGCCTTTACAGACCAGTCATGATTTGCCAACGTGCTTTACCTTTTTTGTTTTAAATAACAATCGGACTAGTCCCAAATAGGGCTGTTTTCAATGTCATATAAACCCGCTTCAGCATCTGTTAGCGTCGCCAAGTGTGCTTCAATCATGTTTGATTTTTTCCTGATAACATCAATCTCGGAAAATATAGCATCACTAGGGTTTTCCCTTACGGCGTTCATCTGCTTCCACAAAGGAGCTATTGCGTCTATGCGTCTACGGGCTTCGGCTTTGGCTTCCGCTATCTTTTTATCGGCATGGTCGAAGTGCGGTGCGTGTGCATCAAGTACCGATTGAACGGTGGATCGCTGGGATTCGTCTACGTCGATGGCAAAGGCGCGAGAATGTCCTTTCTGAACCTTGCCGTCGATGATTCGGCGGGTAGTCATCCCGAACGCGGCGGGAAGCCCTGCGGCTTTCAACTCTGCCGAAATCGAATTGCTGAATGTCTTGTCGGTTTCTAAGTATATCATGTTATTATGAGTATTCAATAAATGCGTTAACAACCAAAACAATTTCGCTCCCCGTTCTTTCTACGGCGATTTGAACCGTATCGCCAGCTGCCGCGCCCGTCATCAAACTCGAAATGTCAAATTTTGATAAATCGTATGTTGCGCCTGGCGTGTACCATGTGCTTGATGTAAGCGTGTTTACGCTCCCGCCTGCCTCGAAGTCTTCTCCTGCTGACGCGAAATTTACCGTTATTCTTACTTCGCCTTCAGTGACAGCCCCCGACGATAACCATATATATGCGCTGTCGATACTTGTAAGACTGCTCGGCAAGGTAGTGTTTCCAACGATAAAATAGCCAGTGCCTAACATCCACGCGGACGCCCCCGCTTCGGTTGCGGAGGCATAACCGAGACTGCCGAGTACGGGACTGCCCCCAGAATTGAATGAGTAAACCATCGGAACGACCAAGATGCCACCACCACCACCGCCACCAGCATCAGCCCATTTCACACCGCTCGCCTCTGTCGAATCTGCGGTCAATACTTGATCATTCGTGCCAACGGCAACACGACCAAGAGCAGAAGCACCGCGCACCAGAAGATCACCTTTAGTTGTTGCGGTAGCATTGGGATCGGCTACGGCAGACGTGGCCCCGCCTGTAATCTTCACCAGCCCAGAGTACGCAGAAACATCTGCTTCCAAACCGCCTTGCTCATGGGCCACCGTCCCGGTAATCTTGGCGGCGGGTACTTCGGCCCCACTACCTTTCAGCAGGTTTTTAATTTGAACCTTTTCGTCGTTCGTGCCATCGGTGGAGTATATAACATCCGTCCCATCGGGTGCGGTGTTTTCGGATAAACTGGGTACAGTAGACATAAATTTTACCAGATGCGGCGCAATGAGAGCCGTGATTTTGTAATTTCGTAGGATTCAGCGGGGTACGAGTTGCCACTTTTAGCCATTTGAATTTTAGTCGTTCCGCTGGCTGATTCGCCGAACAAAACAAGCGTAAGGCGCAAGCTCTGCACCTCACCAACAAACGCTGAAAATGAAATTGAAAGAATATTGTCATCTGTTACGGCTGTTTTTTCCAACGCAAAGCTAACCACGCTATTCGTGGCAAAGCCTTGCTTCCGGTGGCCGTAAATGTAAGCCCTCACGCCTGTTGGTACGGTGACCGCGCAAACAAAATTATCATCACTTGATGAAGCATCGTTTTCGATTTCGCAATTAAACGTACCTGCGTAGCATTGGCCCTTGTCTATGTTGACGCTGACAATATCCTGCAACGTGTCGTTAGTGATGCTGGCCGTGTCATTGTAATCAAACAAGAGTCGCGCCGAATCATAACCATCATCAGGCGTTGAATCAGATAGCACATCCATCGCGCCACGATCAAGGGCGGCAATCATTGCCGACCACGCCGCTTCGGTAACGGTGTCGTCTGTTTCGGGGAATACAGTAGTCGCCATTATCCTATGACCCTCCGCGCAATAACTACGCTGTTGGCATTGACTACGGTGTTGCCTGCATAGGCTGTTCCCTGCGCCCATTGCAGGGCCAGCGTGCCGCCTGTGCCGACGAATACAATACTATCCACAATGGCCACCTTATCGGTAACTGAGGCGCCGTAGTTGATCGTTCCATCACCCGACGTATGAAACCCGTTTGACTGAATTTCCGCTTGAATCGTGGTGTATTCAGTCAACGACCCGCCAGAGATTGACCATTGCATCTTAAAATCCGCTGACGCATCGGGATTGTCAATGATCAGAATTGTGCGGATCTCCCATTGATCACCGCTAGAAACCGTGAACTGAAAATCGTCATCGTCTTGAAAGGTGGTCGAGTTGTTCACCGTCTCATCGCTTGGCTTGATGATCAGCACGTTTTGACTGTTAGCGATGTTGTACGTGTGCGAAACGCTGGTGACGCTTGACCCATCGGCAACGGCTGTACCCAGTAGCAATTCAGATCCGGGGTTCGTCCCTGTCGTATTGGCCGAGAGTGTACCATCGGCGTTGAGCCAAATGTAATTGGTCTGAGATGCCGTGACGCTGACCGCCTGCGTTCCGTCGCTAACAATGTGGTAGCCATTGACAACGCACGTTCCAGCCGCCACATCAGCATTAAGGCCCGTCCCTGCCGATAGGGTGTAGCCGCTGACGCGGTAGCGTTCAGCAACCGTTAGGGCTTGGTTCTGCGTAGACCACGCCGCTTCGGTGATCTGATCGCCTGATTCTGGGAAAATGGTGGTACTCATTATGCGTCAGCAAAGGTTAATGTCCAAGATATTATGACTGAATCAGACGAGGTTTTTACAACGGGAACACCAAGTATAGCATGGCAAAACATTGTACCGCCAGAAGATTGGTCAAACAAACCGACTTCCGTTAGTGTACTACCGTTGGCATCCGACTTTGAAAAAAAAGCCTTAAAGGTTGCCACACCCGATGAACTGGTTTTTGTGGTAAACGCATTGCGCTCAACCTCGGATTCCATTGCGGTATCGGTAAGCGAAACAGCTGTCGTGCCTGTACCAACGGCAATGTGTGAGGGCAACGCCGTAGAGTCTTCAGCAATCAAGGCGGCGATCCTGTCGCGCCCGGTGTTGACAACCATGTTTTTAGACGTTGTGCGCTGTATTTCGCGGCCTTCGCGCATTACCTGAACAGTAACTTCGCCGCGTGGGTTTATGTTATCCAACATGGAATCCATTGATATATGTATTTACGCCGTTGACAGTATATGCGCCTGCATAACTTGTTGTTGACGGTAAATCCTGCATGGTGATTGAATCTTTTGATTCTCGTAAATTCAGCACCGTTTCGTTTTCGCGCGGGGTAAACTTGCGATCTTGCCGTGTTTTGTCTTTGAAATCATGCGTCCACCGACCGTAGGCGGCAGAGGCCGAAGCCTGAACAGTATAGCGAAAAGATCCGTTATCTTTTATGTTGGCCGAAATGCGCTCAATAAGATAATCAGCGTTTACGCCATGCGCCGAAAGGTTGATTGTTTGAAGCGTTCCCGCCACCAGCCCTGTTGTATCGGTTTCGTATTGTACCGTTTCCTGAAGGTTGCCGAACCGAGCCAATAAGCTAACGGCCTTGTTTATCGCCTCGGCGCGGGTTTCAATGTCGGGCGCGTCATATATATGCTCGTATCTTCCATTTCCCGCTTCAACTAAGGCGCGATCATCCTCAAGGTCTTTGTTGATGTTACTGACAATAAGTGGAATACGCGGTTCGTAGGTGATTTTTACCTTGTCGCTGGATGATAATACTGAGCCTCCACCGTCTTGATAAAACACCCTAACGCCTATGTTGTAATACCAATCCTTTCCAGTATCGACACCACCCACGCCAACGTTTTTAGATACATATCCAGACCCCGTATTAACCTCAATGGTGGGAACCGTACCGATGGCTGTTTCGGCAAGGAAAGCCCTCTTGCTTCCGTCCCCTGTTTGTGTTTCTGCGCGACTTTCGCCGATCTCCGATGCTGCCCGCACGTATTGCACCGTTCTCAAAAGGTTGCGACTACGCTTGAAAGTGATCTTTCGGTAGTCGGCGTTTGCATCTGTTATATCATACGCTGAGCGCAGAAGGTCGCGGGGAAAGAAATTGAGCTTTTTGTCTTTGTCTATGTTCCACGAAAAGCCGGTCAACTCGGCCATTTCGTCCATGCAATCTTCTGCGTACCTCCAATTAAAGACCTTCTTTTCAATTAGTGGCCCTGCGGCAATCGTTCCCGCCGTGATGCCCTCGGCTACTAAATGGGAATCTGCAATTATAGCTTCGACAATTTCCCCGGCGGTGCTGTCCGTAAAAGAGCGTTGAATCAATCTCTTAGACAGGAGTTGGTCAAAATCGACACACCGATAAATGAAGCGCAGGTGCGTGGATGCGCCAACGGTTATGTCAATTTCATCGTAGCCGTTAACCGTACCGCCCCAAAAAGTAGTTCGTGCCACAAGACCGAGCTCACCACCGCCGACAAGTTCTAATGCGCCACCGCCGACAAGTTCTAAATCTGCATCAGAGACGTCAACCAGAAAAACATCCTCGCCAATATCCAAAGGCGGCGAAGAACCATCGGCGGCGAACTGCACCGCGCCGCGCTGATTTATAGTGTCCTCGTACACCAATGATTCCTTGATGTAGTTCACATCGGCAGCGGCCCCGTCTTGTATGGTAATGGCCATTAGTAGTTTGTCCCGTATACTGTTAATTCTTCGGCCATGTAAGGTACAGTTGCGGTCGCTATGGTCTGCCCGTCCAACATCACATATACGTTTTGACCACCAGTAGCGCGGCCCTGCCAGCCACCCATATCAGAGAAATCACCCCAGCCGCTAAGGTCTACGCCACTAAGATTATCAGCCCACCCCGCGCCACCGAGAAAGACACCGCTGTCTGAAGCCATTTGCTGCCATTGTTCTAATGTCAAACCAAGATCGGCAAGTGAAGTGCCTTTCTTAAATAATCTGCGTATTGATTCAACAAAAACCAATGCCGTAGCCGCAAGGCCAAGTGCAGTGCCTGCGCCTCCTCCTGTGCCTGCTGTGCCTGCGCCTCCTCCTGCACCTACTCCTGCGCCTGCGCCCGGCATAAGTGTATTGATTGTGTCATTGACTTGTGAGGCGGTATTGACCGCCGTTTGAGCATCGAACCAACCCCAGACTTTAAGCACAATCCACTTGATGACATCTTTTACATCAACTAAAATATCAATGATTGAATCCCACGTCTCGGCTTTAAAAAGGACTAGCAATGCTTCAAATCCCAAAACCACATCTGCCACATCGGTTGCCGCCTTCGTGATTTTATCAGCCCAACCGCCAAGTTTTGAGCCAAACAAGGCATCTAGCCCTCCTTTTACGTCCATTAACGCACCAGCCACCAGCCCCGTATCTGAGCCTAGATCGCCCATGTAGTCGGACGCTTTTTGCACTTTTAAGCCAAACAAACCCCATGCGTTTATGTCCTCTTCTGAAGGTGGATCTACATCCCATTCGGGCATTTCCAGCGTAGACGGAACACGCAGATTGCCCGTTAGCACTACGGCTTCATCACTTACGCTTTTTATGGCAGAAATAAACGTGCTAAAGTTGGGTCTATACCCCTCAAGCTCTGCAACAACATTTTTTACACCACCAATAGACCGCCCCGCATTGCTTGCCGCCGCACCGACGCTGAATGTTTTGGATTCTGAAAGCGCATCTCTCAAGGTTTGGAACGATGGGGCGAGTTTATCCGCATCATTCACCGCCGTTTCGATGTCACCAAAGGCGGCATCAAGGGCTTCGGCATCTACCTTCCCGCTAGACAAAGCAGACTTGATGGTTGCAAACGATGGAGCAAGTTTATCCGTATCACCCACCGCCGTTTCGATATTGCCAAAAGCAGATTCAAGGGCATCAGCGTCTACCTTCCCGCCTGATAAGGCAGACTTGATAGTTGCAAATGATGGAGCGAGTTTGTCAACACCACCCACCGCCAATTCAATATCTCTCAACGCAGAATCAAATAAGATTGCCGTCGACTTTCCACCACTCAACGCCGACTTGATAACCGCAAACGCTGGGTTAAGCCCGTCAACATCACCCACCGCCGTTTTGATATTATCAAAGGCTGTTGCTACATCTTCAGCAGATAACTCTACACTTT